CTATCACCTACCGTGACTACAGCTCGATACCGATTAACGGCGGTGTGGTCTTTGTGCGTAACACCGACGAGGGCAAGGCGTTTATCACGAAGTGGGCCGAAGAGGATACGCTACTGTATGAGAACGCAACCGAGCACCTCAAGTGGCGCAAGAAGTGCCACGGCATGAATCAGGCGAGCCTCGGCAAGATGATGAGCGAGCAAAGCTATCCCGGCAAGCTCATCAAGATTGAGTGTAGCAAGTACAACGCCTGCGAGGACTCATGGAAACACTTCCACGAGCACAAGCCATACATGGTGCATTGTAAGAGCAACATGAAGCGCTCACTGATGGACAACAAGAAGCCAAGCAGCCTGCACATTAAGATGAGAGCGGTAGCCGAGCGATGGTACGAGCTTGCCGCCTTGGTTGACAAGTAGCTTAGCATAGGCTAAACTATATATATTAAAGCACTGTGCGGGCATCCGTACCGAGCAGGGCAAGGAGAGACAACACTATGACGATTGACGAGGTTATTACACTGTTACCGGAAGAGAGCCAAGCGGCGGCGCGAGAGACTATTGAGGGGCTTAATCCACTTAGTAGCATTCAAGACGCAGAGCAAGCGGTCGAGTTTATCCGCAGCAACGAGAAGCTTAAGCGCGGGTATGACAAGATAGCACAGCAGGCGGTCGAGAGCCACAAGCGCAAGTTTGAGGAAGAGAAGCTGCCGGAGCTACAGAAGGCTTGGAAGGACGAACTCCGCAAGGAGTTAAACCCGGAAGAGACGCCGGAACAGAAACGGCTCAGAGAGCTTGAAGAGCAGCTACAGCAGCGCGACGCGAAAGAAGCATCGTACAAGCTCAAAGACAAGCTACGGGCAAAGGCGAAAGAGTTAAGCTTTGATGAAGAGCTGGCAGAGCGTTTTGTGAACATGCAAAGCGACGACCCGGAGACGGAGCTTGAGACATTCGCTGCTCGCATGCAAGAGCAAGTAAAGGCAATGGCCGAGGCAGAAGTCAATAAGCGGTGGCCGACAAAAGGCCCGCGACAAAATGCAGGCGGCGGCGGTAAGATGAAACCCGCTGAAGTGCCCGCAGAATGGACACCGGCAGACTATGCAGCTGCATTAGATGCTGGTCAAATTGATTTAGATTAATAGGAGATACACATGAGTATTGCAAATTTTAATGCCACCATCTGGGCTGGAACCGCGCTTGCAAACCTTCGCAAGGCACACGTTGCCGCGAACGTTGTAAACCGCAACTACCAGGGCGACATCACCACTTTCGGCGAGCGTGTGAAGATCAACAACATTGCCGCAATCACAAGTAAGGCATACAGTCAGAACACCGACATTGACGGGCCTGACACTCTCGTAGGTGCTGAGCAGTTCCTCGACATCGACCAGCGCCGATACGTCAACTTCCAGGTTGATGATGTTGACGCGGCACAGCAGCGGCCTAAGACCATGAACGAAGCCATGACCGAGGCCGCGCACTCTCTCGCAGACGACAGCGACGCCTATATCCTGAGCCTGCACACCGAGATTGACAGTGATAACTTCATCGGTGCGGTAGGTACGCCGATCGAGCTTGCAAACGACAACATCTACGAACAGTGGGTGCTTGCCGGGCAGCTCCTTGACGAGGCAAACGTGCCGCGCGGTATGCGCTGGTCGATCGTGCCGCCTTGGGTACATGCGCTTATGCTTAAGTCGCCTGAGTTCATCCGCTCAACGCAGCTTGGTGACAACACCGTGCTTAACGGCATGGTAGGCCAGATTGCAGGATTCAACATCTTGATGAGCAACAACGTCGACAGCACCTACGGTGAGGCCGATGTTATGTTCGGCTACCCTGGAGCGCTGACCTTCGCTGAGCAGATTCTCAGCATGGAAGCATACCGACCTGAGAGCCGCTTCGCAGACGCCGTCAAGGGCCTCTACGTGTACGGCGCAAAGGTTACCCGGTCCAAGGGCTTGGTAGTCGGATTTTTCGACAAGGCGACCTAATAGACCGGCGGGCTTCGGCCCGCCTTATCTCGCATAGGTGGGTATGATGATTACAGACATGGCACTTGTAAAAACACTCGCACGAATCGAAACCACAAACGGCGCAGGCGTACCGACTACAGCGGGAGAGATAGGCGACATCTACCTTGACGTTGACAGCGGCCTCACCTACGAGTGGGACGGCGCTGAGTGGGTGCCGTACACCGAGTTTGACCGCATCATCAACGCCTACTTGCAGCGAGTGGAGAGCGACTATCTACGCATCAGAGGCATACCTTTTGCCGAGGTAGAGGGCGAGACAGTTTACCCGGACGGCGCGGAAACCGTAGCCGCTGAGATGGTGTGCTTTCTTGCCGGGCTTGGCGACTACGAAGGGCGCAATCTCAAGAGCGAGAGCGTAGGCGGTCGCAGCGCTACCATTGACGACAAGGTGCGCGGCTACCCTGCCGGTATCGTTGACAACATCAAGCGATACGTGAGGGCGCTATGATAGGCCGATACCCGCACCGTGTGATACTACAGCGCCGAGAGCGCGTAAGTGACGGCGGTGGTGGGTTCAACGTGACATGGGTACGCTATGGGGCAAGCCGTGCACGAGTAGCGCCTATCTCAAGCACCGAGGTTGTATTTGCTCAGCAGATACAAGACGAGACAACACACAACGTCACCCTACCCTACCGCTCAGATATCAAAGCCGCAGACCGGCTCGCCTTCCGTGGCCGCGTGTTTGAGATCACGCAAGTGCTCAACAACAACGAGCGCGGGCGGTATCTTGGGCTACGCTGTAGCGAGAATGTTGGCACGGCGCAAGAAGAGGGCGGCTCATGACGATAAACATCGACGGCCTTGATGAGCTACGCAAAACACTCTCAGAAGCAAGCGCCGACGTACAAAGCGGCGTTGCTCGTGTAGTCGCCGAGACAACACAATCCGTTCACGGCGCAGCTATACGGCGCTTACACCGTGGGCCAGCAAGTGGCGCTACATACGAGCTATACAACCCACGGCGCACACACACCGCCTCAGCACCAGGACAGCCGCCAATGAGCGACACCGGGCGCCTTGCAAACTCAGTAGCATACGACATTGACGGCACAACCGGCACCGTGTTTACACCGCTTACATACGGGCTGTACTTAGAGTTCGGAACAGGCAACGGTTTACAACCGCGACCGTGGCTACTACCAAGCTTAGAAGAGCAAGCGCCACGTTTCGAGCGCTCACTGAGAGGGCTACTAAGATGATGCAATGGGAAGTACAGCAAGCGGTATACAACCGGCTACTTGATAACAACGCAGTCAACGAGAGCGTAGACGGGCGCGTGTTTGATGAAGTGCCACAAGGCACCGAGTACCCGTACATCAACATCGGCGAAGATACCGCCATAGCCTGGGACACCGACGATAGCACCGGCAGTGAGTCAACTTTGACGCTGCACGTATGGAGCCGTAAGTCAGGCAGGCGAGAAGTGAAAGAGATCATGCGCTTGATATACGCATCCTTGCATCGTGCTGAACTTGTAGTAGCCGGCGCATACGTGGTATTGTGTGATTGGGAGTTTAGCGAAAGTTTTATGGATGCCGACGGTGTAACGCGGCACGGAGTCACCCGGTATAGGGTAATATTAGAGGAGAATAACAATGAGTGAACCAAGAGTAGGCCGAGAGCTTAAACTGAAGCGAGACGGCACAACGATTGCCGGTGTCCGCACCAAGGGCTTTAGCATCAACCGTAACCCGGTCGACGTGACAAACGACGACGATGAAGGGTACCGCGCTTTGCTTGTCGACCCAGGCGAGATACAGATTGACCTTAGCGTAGAGGGCGTCACCAAAGACGAGAAGCTGCGAGAAGCCGCACTGAGCACCGAGGCTGTGTTTGAAACCCTTGAGCTTGAGTGGCCCGACGGCTTCACGCTGAGTATGGATTGGTTTATTGCCAACTTCGAGGAGAACGGCGCTTACAACGAGGCTATTATGTTCTCAGCGCAGTTTCAAGGCTCAGGCGTACCGACTATCACAGGCGTGAGCTAATATGGGCAAGCGTGTAGTACAGTTCACCTATGACGGTGAAGAGTATGAGGTAACGCCGGACTTCTCGTTCATTGAGCGAATCGAGTCACGGTTTACATTGCTTGAGTTTCTCAAAGGCGCTGGTAGCAACCCGAAGGTGTCTTATATCGCATGGGTGATATACTGCGCCCTCACCGGCTCCGGGCAGAAAGTGAAGTACAACGATATCGGTGATTGGTGCGCTGAAAACTTGGTTGACGCAAATCTTGCAGCGACCGAGATAGCAAGCGCAGCATTCTCCGGGGGGCCTGAGAAACCAAGTAAAAAAAAATAGACTCAGCCGAGGCCGGTGCTTATCCTCCGGTCGCTGAGTTCTACCGTGTAGCGGTAGGCATCTGGGGGATACAGCCCTCAGAGTTTTGGAAGATGACACCGGTTGAGTGGTGGTGGCTTTACGATGCAAAGGTCGGCGAGCCAAAGGCGGGCAACATGAAAGAGAGCGAAGCACAACGACTATACGAGATGCTCGATGGCTGATTTAGGCGAACTCCAGGTCAAGATTGCCGCTGACGTTGCGGGCTTTGAACGTGATATACAAGGTGCATCAAGCAGCGTTGACCAATTCGGCAACTCTTCACAACAAGCCGGCGAGCGCTCAGCCCGAGCTATGCAGCGTAGCGAGCGGGCCGCTAAGCTCGCCCGTCGTGCAAAGACAGCCCTTGCAGCAGCCGCAGCTGCAGCAGCGGCGGCAATGGTTAAGATGACTGTTGACGGGCTGAAGGCCGCTGATAAGCAGGCTAAGCTTGCACGGCAGATCGGCATGACTAATGAAGAGCTTGCTACCCTTGAGCGTGCCACAGACCTCTCAGGCGTCTCAATGGGCACGCTCACCCGGTCTACGCGCCGACTTGACACTGAGCTTGGCAATGCGCTCGGCGGCGCAGAGAACGCACGAGCTAAGTTTGAAGAACTCGGTCTATCGGTAGAAGAGATCTCGCGCATGCGCCCAGATGAGCGTCTGCAGGCTATCGGTGACGCACTCGGTGAAATGGGCACGCACGCAGAGCGCACAGCTGCAGCTAATGAGCTATTCGGGCGCAGCGGCCAAGAGATGATGCTTTTGCTCGGCAATGGGAGCGAGACACTTGCCCGCGCATCGAATGAGGTAGACACATTCGGCCTTGCTCTTAACTCACTTGACTCAGACCGCATAGAGTCAATAAACGACAATATCAGTACACTTCAATCAGCAACGCGGGGTGCCTCGCTACAGATGGCCGCCGGTCTTTCTCCGGTGCTCGCAGGCATTACCGACATGATGGTTGACTGGGCGCTTGAGAATGAGAACGTACAGAATGCGGTCGATACCCTTGCAAGTGCCGCAACAACGGCTATCGGCTTTATAGGCGACGGCATACAAGACGCGATGATATTTCTTAGCTACTTCGAGC